GACCGCGCAGCAGAATGTAGTGCGAAACGAGGAGCGGGAGACCTTCGACGTGCGGGCTGCACAGGAAGCGATGGGGATTGACTGGATGCCGATGAAGGGGCTTTCTCAGGCGATCCCGCCCTCCTACACGGAGTTCATCGGGCGACAGCTCGCCCAGCAGATTGGAGGCAAGCTATGACTCCCTGCCCCTTCTGCGACAGCCTGGATATCCGCACCAGCGCCACCCAGTGCCTGCCGCCTCGTCCCACGATCTCGCAGCGCCGGAACTCAAGCTGGACAGCCTACGCCTACTGCCGAAGCTGTAGCGCACGCGGCCCGGTGGTCACGATGATTCACGAATTTGCTTGCACGGCTCACCAGCTCGCACTTCAGGCGTGGGAGGGGAGAGTCCGCAATGGCTAAAGGCAAGCCCGCCCCCGTCCTGAGTCTCTTCGGCTTCGAGGAGCCGGAGCTCGATATCACCTCCCTGACTTCTGCCGGTGCCGAGCTGGCAGAAGCGGCGGAGCGATCCCGTGCTCTGCGTGAGGACCTCGTGTTCCCTGCCGAGGAGCCCAACGAAGGATCGATCCTTCGTAAGGCTCACTCCTGCCCGAACTGTGATGGGCAGGGTGTGCTGACTGATTTCGGCGTGGAAACCTGCGAGGTCTGCCGAGGAAGCAAGGCGCTCACGGATGCGGAGCTGGCGGCCTTTGCCTCCTGTGTCAATGTGGAGAAGGCCGCGGACTCGTTCGCCCTCGCTCGCCTAGAGGATCAGTGGCCCCATGCCTATGCGTTCGTCGCCCAGGCACGCAAGCACGGACAGGCCGACCCGGCTCTGACCCCGGTGAAGGTGAGCCCTGCGGGTCGCCGTGAGTTCGACATGGCCGAGCTGGCACGCTACGCCAACGAGCTGCTCCGTGGGGTGCGCTCTGACCGGCCCGGGATGACGCCCGAGCGCTGGGCCCAGGCGACGGCGAAGGTGCGAGAGATCGGAGGGAAGTCGTGACCCTCTCCCTCTCCTCCCGCTTCTCCGCCGAGCGCCTGCCGCAAGTCGGGCAGCGCGTTGTTTACGCCACCTCTGGCATTAAGCTAGTGGGGGCTGGCGTCGTTGTGTCGGTCTCTCCGCTGTGCGTAGTGCCCCGCGTGATTGTCAAGCTCGACAGCGGAGCAGAGGCGACCGTCATGGTGCACAGCCTCTACGAGGAGCCCACCATTCCACTGAAGGGAGTTTGCTAGATGGCACTGTTTCTAACTATCGCGGAGGTTGCCAAGGCGCTTGGCGTCTCCCGCCACACCATCCACCGTGGCATCGAGGCGGGCACGATCCCGGTCAAGAAGATCAGCTCCCGTACCTGGCGCATCCCTGCCACCTACTTGCTACAAAACGCTGTAGCAACAGCCTCAGACGATGTAGCAACAGGTCCGGGCAATGTAGCAACTGTAGCAGAACCTTGTAGCAACTCGGGCGAGACAAGCCCCCAGAGATTGACAGATATTCACACTTCGACACTGCGACCAGAGGGGCACGGCGCGACCCCGAGCAACAGGTAGAGACATGATAAAACCTCTTAAAAGACAACTGACACCAAACGCCTTTTCTCCTCTTCATAGAGGGGGATTTGCCGTTTTTGCGCAGTGGAGAAATCTCCACTGTAGCAACTCTGTAGTAGAAAGGCCCGAAAAGGGGCTATTTTCAGCCTTCCTAGGCCTCGGAGCTCGGGGTATCGAGAGCCCGGCTCATGGCGTCGGCAGCAGCACCGTCTGTGCCCTTGAGCTGGTGGGCATAGACGCTCATGGTGATCGCGGGCGAGGCATGACCCAGCACGCGGGCAATCACCGTGAGGGGCAACCCTTCCGCGATCAGGATGCTGGCGCAGTAGTGCCTGAGCGTGTGGGGAGTGATGCCAACGATTCCCGCCCGGTCCATGCACAGCTTCAGGCTCCGGCGCACGTTGCAGTAGGCCAGAGGGTTGCCGTCGCGGTTGGGGAAGATCAGGTTCCCCCACTTCTCGCCACTCCAGGTGCGGCCCAGCGCCGCCCACTGGCGTTTGTGCTCTTCCTGTCGGTCTCGGTGCGCTCTCAGAGCCGTAGCGACCGCCGGGGCAACAGGGATCGAGCGAAAGCCGCTCTCGCTCTTGGGCGGGGCGAGCATAAACGGTCCGGCCTCCGTTCCCGACTCACGACCGAGCTGGCGCTGAACCGAGAGCCTTCCTTGGCTTTCGCTCCAGTCACTCCACTGCAAGCCCAGGGCCTCACCGATCCGCAGGCCAGAGTAGACCAGCAAGATGAAGAGCGGCTCCAGAGAGTCACCCTCGACGGCGCGCAAGATCGCCCGGCTCTGCTCGATGCTCGCCTCCGGGGGGCGCTTGGCGACGCTCTTAGGGGCATCGGTGAGCCGAGCGACGTTGCGGGGAACCCAGTCCCAGCGCACGGCCAAGTCCAGGGCGCGGCACAGGTTCGCCCGGGCAAGCTGGACAGAGCGCGGAGAAAGCGGCGACTCCTTGCGCGTCTGAAGGCTGCGCATCCAGGTTTGCACGCGCCGGGCGTCCAGGTCGCTGAGCTTCACGCTGCCCAGGGTGGGCAGGATGTAGGCGCGAAAGACGTGGGAGGAGAAGGCGATGGTTCTAGGACGCCACTCGGGCTTCTTGTGCGCCAGATACTCCTGGGCAAGCAGCTCGACTGTGATGTCATGCCGAGCGTTGGGAAGGCCGCTATTGGCTTCTTGCTGGAGCTTCTGGAGCTTTGCCGTCGCCTCCTTGCGAGTGCGAGCATACGCCACCTTCCTGCCCGCGCTGGAGCTGATGGCAGCCACCCACAAAAGGTCCTTTCTCTGGTAGATAGAACCTTCTCCCTGACCGCGCTTCTTTGGCACTTACCCCTCGTCGGGAAGTGGCTCCAGCTTGAGTTTGTCACGGCGCACGAGCTCGCGGCAGGCGAAGCGAAGCGCAGCAGATCGGTCACCCAGACCATATGCAACCTTGACCGCATCAATATGCCGCAAGTCATCCGGCGTCAGGTTCACCTTAACCGGCACCGCTCCAATAAGAGGCTTTCTTCCCACGCGCCTAGTATGCACTGCGTTCGGGGATTCTGTCAATTTTACTCCCATTTAAAAACTCCTTGCGTACCCGTTTTACGGGGTGTAAAATACCCTCGATACGCACTCTATTATACCAGACGTGCGGCGGAAGGAAAAGTTGCATGAGCCAAGTTTCACCCAAGGGTAATAGTCAGTGTAATCATGGTGCCGAAAAAGCCATTGAGAGAATTGGTGTGCAAAAATTGATGAGCTACGACGCCAATAAGGGAACGTTTTTTCGCCACTACAACACGCGAGGAATTCAATGCCTCCCCTATATTGCCGCAGGTAGCATTACAGGGAAAGGATATTTGATTTTTTCAATTAAAGGAAAGCGCGTTTTCGCACATCGTCTGGCATGGTTTTTAACTTATGGTGATTGGCCATTAGATGCCGTAGACCACATCAATGGGGATAGGCTAGATAATAGAATTGAAAACTTAAGAGAGGCTTCTAATACTCAGAACAGACAAAACATGAGAAAAAGCAGGAAGGATAATTCCTTAAAGATATTAGGTGTCTCTACTTGTAGAGGTAAATATCAGGCGAGAATAAAAGCAAATGGGGTTCGTTACAATCTTGGCACGTTTGAAACTCCCGAAGAAGCGCATCAAGTGTACATAGCTAAGAAGAGAGAAATCCATGAGTTCTGCACTATTTAAGCTTGACCCACAGCCCATCCCCGCGCTGGTAGATCGAGCCCTCTCCCTGTCCTCGTTTTCGTGCCACTCTTCTTTTCCTTTGGAGGTTTCCTGTGCCCTACATTGAGTCTCACCAAGAGCTCGGTCGTCACCCCAAGACCAAGCGCCTAGCCCGCCTGCTGGGCGTCTCGCTACCCTGCGCCGTCGGCCACCTCCAGTTCCTCTGGTGGTGGGCTATGGACTACGCCCAAGACGGCGACCTGACCAAGTTCGATGCCTTCGATATCGCCGATGCCGCGGGCTGGGAAGGCGACGCGGAGCAGTTTTTGAGCGCCTTGATCCAGTGCGGGATAGGCGAGGGAGCGGGCTTTGTCGAGCGCCACACAGACGGATCTGTAAGGCTCCACGACTGGGACCAGTACGGCGGAAAGCTCTTTGAAGAGCGCCGCAAGAATGCCCAGCGCGTGGCCTCTCACCGCTCCAAACAATCTGCCGAAAAGCCTTCCTCTAGTGACCGAAATGATACCCCAGCGTTACGTAACGCGCACGTAACGCGTACGTCACCCGTTACCCTTAAGGAGAGGAGAGGAGAGGAGAGTATATCTTCCCCCTTACCCCCACAGCAGGGCACAAAAGATTGCCAGCCACAAGGCTCTGGGGATGATGGAGAGGCTTCTCTGGCACTGGCAACAGCTCCAATCTCCCAAGCACTCACCGAGCCCAAGGCAATCGCATTCACCGACGATATCCCGACCTACGCCAAAGACCTGCTCACTGGCTGCCCCGACTGGTGGGAAGATCACCTACGGCTCGCTCTAGCTGGCAGAGTGCCCAACAACCGCGCCGCCTACGCTACTCAGCTCGTCCGACAGTGGCGGGAGGGCAAGAACGCGCCACAGGCTCCCTTGCCGCCCATTCCGTGCTCTGAAGCGCCCGGAGAGTACTTCGACCCCAACGAGGCCGAGAGAAAGCGCCGCATGGCCCTTGCTCGCTCTCGTGGCACCCTGCTCGCCCCCCGCACCCTGGAGACTCTTGCTCCGGGAGAAAGGTCAAGACCGAATTGAACGCAATACCGAAGACTGCACCGACGGAGCTTCGAAGCTCCGCACTACGTCTTCCTCCGCAGGACATCGAAGCCGAGATGAGCGTGCTCGGCGCGCTTCTCCTGGGAGATCGCCGCGCTGTTGACAGCTTGATCGGCGTTCTCTGCGCTGCTGACTTCTACCGGGAAGCACACGGCCATATCTTCGAGGCCATGATGCACCTGCACGGCAAGAGCCAGCCTGTGGACGTGATCACCGTCAAAGGCGAGCTGGAGAAGCGGCAAACCCTGAGCCAGTGCGGAGGCTGGGAGTATCTGCTCCAGCTCTCGGAGTTCACCCCGACCACGGCCAACATGGGGCACTACGCCACCATCGTGGCTGACAAGAGCCAGCGCCGACGCCTGATCGAGCTGGCTTCGGAGGTCGCAGCCATGGCCTACACGGACGCCGAGACAGAGGACCTCAAGGCGCATGCCCAGAAGCTGACCAAGGTTGGAGGCCGTGCCTCGACCCGCCAGAAGGTGAGCCTCCTGCGTGATGTGCTTGCTGAGGAGTTCGACCAGATCGGGGAGCGCTTTGAGCTTCGTCGCTCCGGGATGGCAAGCGGTGGAATCATGACCAGCCTGACAGAGCTCGACGAGCTGCTGACTGGGCTCAAGCCCGGAGAGCTTCACCTGATCGCCGCTCGACCCGGCAATGGCAAGAGCGCCCTCGCCGTCACTTGCGCCATGAGCGCCGCCCAAGAGGGGGGCGTACTCTTTGCGAGTTTGGAGATGTCGCGGCCCCAGATTGCTCAGCGCATCCTGGCAGGGGAGTCGAAAGTAGATTCCCATGCGATCCGCACTGGAGCTCTGGAGGCAAGCGAGTGGCGAGAGATCGAGCGGGCACTCTCCGCGCTCTGGGAGCTGCCGCTCTACATCGCCACGGTTCCCGCCATGCGCCTCTCAGAGCTCACGGTGGCGTGCAGGGAAGTCCCGGACCTGCGCCTGGTCGTGGTGGACTACCTACAGCTCATGGGAAGCGACGAGCGCGGAGGACGCCGGGAGGAAGACCTTGCCACCATCTCGCGAGCACTCAAGCAGCTTGCCTTGGAGTTTGATATTCCTGTGATCGCCCTAGCCCAGCTCAATCGCGAGGTGGAGAAGCGCCCCGACAAGCGCCCGATCCTCTCCGACCTGCGCGAATCCGGTGCGCTAGAGCAGGACGCCGATGCCGTCTGGATGCTCTACCGGGCGAGCTACTACGCCAACCAGCCCAGCGATGCACATGCCGCCGACCCCACCGAGATCCTCATTCGCAAAAACAGAATGGGACCCGTCGGAGTCGCCAAAGTCGGATTTATCGCCGCTGAGACTAGGTTCGTTAACCTGAGCCAGAGAGAGGATTCCCCATGGTAACCAAAGAGAATCGCATGGTAGCTGTAGAGAAAAACGAGCTTGCAGATGTGCTCCAAGACGCTTGGGAGCGCGTTATCGCCTTAGAAGAACAGTGGGACGAAGTGCAATACGACGAAGGATTGGATGCTGAGGAATCGGAGCACCATCCGCTACGGCAGCGCCTTTTGGCTGCTCGTGCCCGGCTGGAGTCGGTGCGCCAATCCGTGGTGCGCGATGCACGGGGCTCGGGAATGCCACCCAAAGAGAGCGGGGCGGCGACGGCGAAGTATGCCCAGGGCCAAGGCTAAATATTCGGCATCGAATACAAGGAGTTTGACAAAATGAAATCTCTCGTGCATAATTGTGTCAAGGATAATCTGGGCGAAGATGCTCAGCGGAAGAGGCCGATACCTCGTGAGTCCGCCGTAGATGTGCAGGTTGCAGTAGCTCAAACTGTCTCTGTACCGCAAAAGTCCGAATCTGAGACCTCCCGATTCTTCCAGCGCAATGCCCGTCGTCGCTGGCGTCTGGTCGATGGTAATGGCGAGTTCTGTGCCCGCGAGACCGGCGAGAAGTTCCAGCGCTCGATAGCCGACTACGACCCCAAGAGCCGAGAGCGGTGGGGGGCTGCCGCGCTGAACCCGCAACCGATGACCGATGAGGCAGTGGAGCGGGAGCGCACCAACTTGCGGCGAGACCTTGCCAGCGAGAACCCAGAGCGCCGAGACACGACTTTGGAGCGCATCTATGGCTGGCTTTCGGTGTACATGGAGAAGCCCCAGGAAGAGCGCGAGCAGCTGGAGCGTGAGGCGCGGGGTGAAAAGCCCGAGGTAGCGAGTCAGGAGGGCGGCGATGCCCTCTGAAATCCGACAAAATCCGACAACGCGACTCCGCCGCCTTTCGCGTGAGGAGAAGCGGGAAATGGAGCGTCGCGGCAAACAGGAGCGTGCATCCCGCCTAGTTGCCGAAGACGACCTCTCTGATGAGAAGATCGCCGCCGAGGTCGGGATACATCGAGACACCCTTTTTGAGTGGAAGAAGCTGCCCGAGTTCAAGGCTCGCGTCGCGGAGCACGTAGCCGAGATCACCTACCAGATCATGCACTCCGGCTACTGCCGAGTAGACAAGCGCCTAGCGCTCCTTAACAAGAACGTCAACCGTCTGGAGGCGGTCATCAAGGCCAAGCGTGATCAGGTCTTGAGAGAGCGGGCGGCTAAGCGGCCAGAGGCAGGGTTTTCTGAGACTCTCGACGATGACGAGGAGATGGAGCAGCACTATGCCCAATCCCTCAGCGAGCTGGCCGCCCAGCCCGGAGCCGACCAAGGCATCCTAATCCGCAAGGAGACGCCGGTCAAGCATGGTGTACAGGTCGAGTACCTGATCGCAACGAACGTCATTGCAGAGGAGCGAGCGCTCCTGAAGCACATCGCGGTCGAAACAGGAGAATGGATTGAGCGCATCGGAGGGAATCTCAGTCTTGATTCAGCGCTTGCTGGACTCTTGGGCAAAGTGGGGCCCGGAGAAGAGGAAGCAGGCTCAGGCGATAGTGGCGACCTGGCCGATCAAGCTCCAGAAGGAGTTTAAGGAGCAGCTCGCTCAGGCCAGCAAGACCCTCGCGACGAGCAAGTACGACAAGTACAAGGCTGATCCGATTGGCTTCTGCGAGAAGGAGCTGGGCTTCTCCCCTTGGCCTGGTCGCAATGGCCAGCCTGGCCAGCGGGAGCTCTTTGAGGACATCGCCGATAGCGTGCGACGCCAGATGGCAGGCGACGATACCGCGCCGGTCTTCTTTCGAGTGGAGAGCTGCCACGGTGTTGGCAAGACCTACGGCTGCGGCGCTCTGGTGAACTGGTTCTTTACCTGCTTTGCTCCCTCGGAGATCATCACGACAGCTCCCACCGCCAAGCAGGTAGAGCGCCTTCTCTGGAAGGACATCAAGAAGCTCCGAAAGGGCAAAGACCTGCCGGGTCGCGTTCTTCCTGCGGCCAGCCGCATGGAGATGGGGCCGGACCACTACGCCGAGGGGCTCACCGCCTCAGACAGCGGGGGCAAAGGAACGGAGCGGGCCCAGGGAAGCCACGCGAAAAACCATTTCTTCGTTCTCGATGAAGCGGAGGGCGTGCCAGGCTTCTACTTCTCCTCGGTCAGAGCCCAGCTCACCGGTGGCGAGGTTATGCTCTGCCTCATGGTGGCAAACCCTAAGACCCGCGCCAGTGAGTTTCACCGCTGGGGCAAGCGTGCGGGCGTGAAGAACTACCGCTTCTCTGCTCACGACTTCCCCAACGTCGTCGATGGAGCGGACACGGTGCCGGGCGGATCGAGCCGCAAATGGGTCTGTAGCATGATCGGCGAACTCTGCGAGGTCGTTGCCAATCAGGACGAGGAGAAGTACACCTTCAGCCTACCCTTTGAGGTGGCCCTGGAAGATGGCCGCTCTTTCCCACCTGGCACGATCTTCCTGCCAGAGGATGAGTATCTGTTCCGCGTGATGGGCGTGCCGCCGATCAGTGGGGCCGAGCGTGCTTTTGTAGCGGTCGGCGTCTACGAATCAGCCCAGAAGCGCACGGTCGCCCCGAGCCAGCAGGACCGGCTGCAGTGCCGAATCGGAGTGGACGCTGCCCGCTATGGCAGCGATAAGGGTAAGGTCTACTCTCGGCACCTGTCGGTCATGCGGTGCAAGGCGACCCTCACCAAGCAGGACACCAACACCTACGTGGAGGCGGTCAAGAAAGCGGCGCTCGATGCCGTGGCACTAGGAGCGACCTCGGTCCATGTCCGCGTGGATGGCACGGGAGGCTTTGGCTCCGGGATCGTGGATGGCCTCCTGCGCGAGCCCGAGCTGCGCAAGATACCCGACTTCCAGGTTTTCGAGGTGCACTTTGCGAGCGCTGCGAGCGATGGGGACAAGTACGACAACATCGTCACCGAGATGTACGCCCAGGCCAATGAGACGCTCAAGGGGATTCGGCTGGAGCAGGTTCCCGAGGAGCTGGTCACTGACCTGACCGAGCGCCTGTACGAGTACGTGAACCGGCACGGCAAGACGCTCAAGATTCTGGAGCCCAAGGAGAAGTTCCGTAAGCGCCACGAAGACCGAAGCTCGGATGACGGAGACGCCTTTGTCCTCGCCGCCGCCCCTGACTTTATGTTCGGATCGGGCGCGATCGCAACGGGTGGCGCTCCCCGGCCTGGAACGACCTACCAGCCCGGCGCACGCATGGACCCGAGAAACCTGCCCACTCTGGGGCGGCGATAGCGCCCACACAGGGCACCAAGTTGAAACTCTATGGCTGACGAAACGACAATCAAAGACCAGCTCCTCACCGAGCAGGTGGAGGGGAACGCCCCTGCCGTCACGCCTGTTGAGCAGAAGAACGGCTGGAGCTCCGCCACTCTCAACACTGCCATCATCGGTGGTGAGGTGCAGGCCGACCCCAAGAAGGAGTACGTGGCCGGTGGCTGGTGGGGGCCGCTGGGAGGCTACCTCCAGGCGCTAGAGCCCTGGATCGACCCCCTCACCCGAGACTTCGGCCCCGACCTCTACGAGCGCATGGCATGGGACCCGCACCTTTCCGGGGAGACGCTGGTCTTCAAGACGGCGGTGCTCGGCCAGGGCGTGCGCCTCACCCCGGCGGTCAACGGGGACGCGGTGGGGGAAGATGGCGACGGCTACCGCATGGCCAAGCGCGTGCGGGACTTCTGCCAGTCGATCCTCAACAACCTCGATACCCCGCTGATGCCGCTGTTGCGCGAGCTGCTCGATGCGCACCACATGGGCTTCAAGGTCGCGGAGGTGGTCTACCAGGAAGATGGGCGATGGCTCATGCCCTACAAGATCAAACCCAAGCGCCGGGATGCTATCGCCTTTGTAGTCGATAGTCGGATGAACGTGCAGGGGCTCCTTGGGGCGCTGGCGGGCCGTGAGACCTACGCCATGAGCCTCACGCAACTGGTGGACCCGAGCAAGACGCACAACATCCTGCCCCGCGCCAAGTTCGCGGTGCTCTCGTGGGACAGCCTCAGCGACCCCCGTGGCAAGAGCGCGTATCGCCCCTGCTACGATCCCTGGTGGCTTAAGCAGCAGACGCTCTCCGAGATGATGAAGTACATCGCCCAGGCAGCAGGAGAGCGCATCATCGGAAAGACAGCCGAGGGAGCCCGCGCCGTGCAGGCTTACAACCCTGACGGCACGCCGCAGATGCAGGATGGCCTTCCCGTCATGCTGCATCCCGAGGCGGCTATGCTCGCAGCGCTCCAGCAGATCCGCTCGGGCTCGGTTGCGGCTTTCCCCTACGGCTCGGAGGTGGAGGCGCTGGCCAGCTCTAGCGAGGGGCAAGCCTTCTTCCAGGCGCTGGACTACTTTGACCGGCAGATGTCCAAGGCGCTCTTGGGCCAGACCCTTGCCAGCAACGAGGGACAGCACCAAGCCCGCGCCTCCTCGGAGACCGGCAAGGACGTGATGGACCTGGTGACCGAGTACGGCGAGACGCTTCTGGCCGATATGCTCCGGCGCGATGTGCTTCGAGTGGCCGTGGAGATTAACCTGGGCAAGCAAGCGCTCAAGTACCTGCCCCTGGTGAGCCTCTCAGCGGCGGAAGAAGCGGACATCTCAAAGATCGGCACCGTGGCCAGCACGCTCTACACCGCGGGCTACTTTGCCGAGAACCAGCTCAGCGCGATGGACACCAAGCTGGGTCTCCCTGCCGCCGATGGGGAGCGCGGAGCCTACCAGAAGGCCGCAGAGCCCGTGCCAGGACAGCCAGGAGCGCCAGGACAACCGGGGCAGCCGGGGAAGCCGGGGAAGCCAGGGGACCAGAGCACGAACGACCGCGACGAGGACAACACCGATGAGTAAGCAAGGCAAGATTTCTTTATTTGCGGCGGGTCGCTTACTTGCTCGCTTTGCGGCGGAAGAATCCAAGGAATCGGGCGGTGAGCACGAGCCGGGGCACTTTGCCACTATTGACGGTCACGCGGTCTTCTTCCCTGACAGCGAAATCAAAGACTCCGACCACGCTGCTGATCATGCGGGGCGCATGGGCTTTTCCGAGGGTGCACAAAAGCAGATCGCCAAGGCGCACGCAGAGGGCCGCGTCAAGACCACGGCGCACCTCATGGAAGTGTCTCGCCACGCCAAGAACCTGCAAAAGCACGGGCTCAAGGAATCGGTTGCTGTCAAGACGGCGCTGGATATCGTCAAGCCCAAAGACCCCAAGAAGGCCACGGAGCCGGATGGTTCCAGCTCAGTCAAGGAGGTCTCACCCCACGATATCGCCGCCGATCCGGGCCGGTTCCAGTACAAGGTCAATGTGGGCTCGACCGGTACCAACTCAGAGCTTAAGGGCGTCAAGAAGTGGAACGAGAACCTGGGCGGTGTGGTGCTCACCTGGAAAGACCCTGCCGACGGCAAAGAGTACGTCATCAATGGTCACCACCGCCTAGAGCTCGCCCAGCGCCTCGATGTCGGAAAGATCGCCGTGCGCCGGATCAAGGCCAGCGACGCGGCGGAGGCTCGCTACATCGGCGCGGTCGCCAATATCGCGGAGGGTCGCGGAACGGCTATCGACGCCGGGAAGCTCCTTCGGGATGATAAGGTAACTCCCGAGAAGCTCGCGGAGGACGGGGTTTCTCTCAAGGGGAAGCTGGCCTCGGATGGTATGGCGCTCTCCAAGCTCCCCGAGGCGCTCTGGAACAAGGCGTACAAAGGCGAGATCACCACGGCCCGCGCGGTCGCTATCGGTGGCAGTGGTCTCAACCAGTCCAACCAGCTTCTCCTGTCTCAGACGGTCGAAAAGCAGGAGAAGAAAGGCAAGCGCCTCACGGACAAGGAAGTGGGGGAGCTTGCCGAGCAGATCAAGAATGCAGGCTCTACCAGTGTCACGCAGTCGAATCTCTTCGGCGATGAGGCAATGGAGCAGAACCTCTTTGTCGAAAAGGCCCAGCTCTCCAGCTACCTCAAGGATCGCCTCGGCAAAGACCGACGTCTGTTTGGCTACGTGGGAAACTCCAGCCGGGCGGAGGCACTCGCCAAGGGCGGGAACTCAATCAACGTGTCGGAGTCGCAGCGAATTGCCGAGCACGCCGCGCAGATGGAAGACCTTTTCTCTCACCTGGCCTATCGCTCTGGTCCTGTCGCGGATGCTCTGACAAAGGCGGCTACCCGGCTCGCGCAGGGGGGCAGCTCCTCGGAGGTCAAGTCTCAGCTCTACGACCAGGTACGCGACGCCGTGGCTCAGGTCATGGGCAAAGCCGTCAAGGATCACGAGTCAAGCCACCCAGAAGAGGCCAAAGAGCCCGAGGATAAGCACACCATGAGCATGTTTTCCGCCTTTCGCCTCTTTGCTCAGTTCGCCGCTGAGCGCGACCAGCAGGGCTTCGTGGACTTCTCCCGCGCCGACTTCTCGGAAGGTGAGCACGTCGTTGTACCCGCTCTTCTCTCTCGCACCGGCAACTACGCCGACAAGGGGATTGAGCTCACACGCCAGGACTTCGACCGGGCCTCTCGCTACGTGTCTCCTGCCTCCGCCGTGCCGATGAACATGGCCCACCTGCGCCGGGGCACCGTGCTCGATGGCGCTGGCCTGGGGCAGATCGAGCGCACCTGGAGACGCGGGGACGAGCTCTGGGGAGAGATCTCCGTGCCCAAGTGGCTGGCGTCTCTGGCCCGTGAGCGCGGCCTCAAGCTCCCTGTCTCCGCGGAGTGGGACATCAAGACCAAGACTCTCAAGGGGTGCGCCTGGGAGCGCACGCCACGCATTGAGGACGCCAAAGCGCTGCTTAACTAGCACCGCAAAGGCTTCTCGGAGTGAAGCTACCAAGCTCCACTTATCGGCCCGCCGTTCCTTTCTAGGAGGGCGGGCTTTTCTATGCCCGGTGGATTTCTGCCCGGCATCTTGACCGCTACCGGCAGCCGCCGGAGCAAAGGAAACCGCACCATGTCCAAAAAACCAAAAGGGTTCTTAGGCTGGCTTCGGCGGCGAACGGACGACCCGGAGGCCGCTGAGCTAGCTGAGTTCCTCGAAGGCTTAGACACCGATAACGACACCGACAAGGAGCCCACGACCGTGGACTTTACTAAATCGCCTGAATGGCTGGCACTTCAGAAAAAGATCGCCGACCAGGAAGCCCAGCTCGCCAAGTTCTCTGCCGAGACTGCCACCAAGACCGCCGAGCAGGCCGTTGCCAAGCTGAAAGCCAAGGTCACTCCCGCCCAGCGCCCCGCTCTGGAGGCACTCTTCACCCAGCTCGCCAAAGACGACGCTGCCGATGCTCAGACCGTGACCTTCTCGGTTGAGGGGGAGTCGGACTTCACCGGCTCGCGTGTCGAAGCGGCGCTGGCCTTCTTTAGCGCCACGGGCAACATCGTTTTGACGGCGGAGACGCTGGACGAGGAAAAGGCCACCTTCAATGCCGACTCCAGCAAGAAAAAACCCGTGGAGATCGACCCGCAGAAAATCCACGAGAACTACCTCAAAAACCAAATGGGAGGCAAATAAGCCATGATCGGAACAACATTAGTCGAAGGGCAGTACGGCAAGAGCCCCATCATCTTTGCCGTCGATGACTACAGCCTGGAGAACATCACTCTTGCCAGTGGCCAGAAGCTGGTCGCGGGCACTATCCTGGGCAAGATCAGCTACGGGGCGGCCACAGCGGCGGCAGTCGCAGGCAACACGGGAAACGGCACCTGTAGTGCCGTGACCGTCGGCGTCGGGGCCAAGGTGGGCGTCTACCGCGTGACCTTCATCAAGGCCACTACGAACCTGGGGACGTTCATCGTCGAGGGGCCGGATGGTATCCAAGTCGGAGCGCCCGGCGTGGTAGGCACTGCCTACACGGGCGGCGGCCTCACCTTCACCCTCTCGGACGGCGCGACGGACTTCGTGGCCGGTGACCAGTTCACCATCACGGTCGCGGCAGGCTCTGGCAAGTACACCGCCGTTGCTCCTGCGGCCACGGATGGATCGGCTGTCGCGGCGGCTGTCCTGGTCATGGACACCGATGCCACCAATGGCGACGTGATCTGTAGCGCCATTCTGCGATTTGCCGCACTCAACACCGCAAAGCTCAACTTTGGCAGCCTGGACGCTGGGCAGACCGCGACCGCCAAAGCACAGCTTGCTTCACTCTACCCCCCGATCATCTGCCGGGCGGGAATCTAAGGAGATAGGTTATGCCTTCACTTGATATTTATAGCCAGAACCCTGGCTTTGGGATGATGGAGCTGACCTCTGCTGTCAACGAGATGCCCTTCGTGCCTCAGCAGATCGCCAAGCTCGGAGTCTTTACTCCCAAGCCAAGCCCGACCACCAACATCGCCATTGAGAACTACAAGGGAACCTTGACCCTGATTCCCAACACTCCCCGCGGTGGCACCAACAACTACAACAAGCGCGACACTCGCAACCTGCGCACCTACCAGACCCTGCACCTTCCGGTGGAAGACAAGATCTGGGCGGACGAGCTGGCCAACATTCGCGCTTTTGGTAGCATGACTGACCTGAAGATCGCTCAGGACGAGATGGACATGCGCCTGCGTCGTATGCGCGCCTCGGTGGAGACAACGGTGGAGTTTAACCGCCTCTGCGCTCTGCACGGGATCATCCTCGACAGCGACGGCAGCACGGTCATCAGCAACCTCTTCACGGACTTTGGTATTAGCCAGACGACGGTGGACTTTGTATTGGGCACCTCCACCACGGAGATGCTGACCAAGTGTACGACGGTCCGCGATGCCATTCAGGTAGCGCTCGGGGAGCTGGGAACTAACGACATCGAGGTAGTGGCCTTCTGTGGCTCTACCTGGTTTGATCGCTTTGTCACCCATGCGACCGTCAAGGACGCCTACAAGTACTACCAGCAGACCCAAGCGCCCCTGCGCGACGACCTGCGGTACAAGGGCTTCAAGTTCGGCGACATCACCTTCATCAAGTACCGCGGCACTGTCTCTGGCACCACGTTCCAGGCAGCGACCGAGGCCAACTTCTTCCCGGTGAACATCCCCGACCTCTTCGCCCAAGCGTTCGCCCCGGCCCCCTACATGGAGACGGTCAACACGCCCGGCCTCCCGGTCTACGCCAAGCAGTGGATGGACCCGGAGAAGCAACAGTGGGTTGGCATCGAGGTGCAGAGCAACCCGTTTGCCTACTGTACTCGCCCCGCGACTCTGGTCAAGGGCACCACGAGCAACTAGGAGCAAGCTATGCCAGAAGAAACCAGCGAGACTCCAGCACTTCCCTCCCGCGAGGAGATGCTGGAGACGCTCGCCCAAGGCAAGATCGTGCACTTTGACGGTCGCACCGCCTCCGATGAGTCTCAGGTGGACTTCATCCTCTCCTGCTACGCTCAGCCCGAGCCCGTGCAGGAAGTGGAGCCAAAGCCCGAGCCATCGGTGGAAGCACCTGCGCCCGTGGAAGAGTCGGCCCCTGCGGCCCAAGAGGAAGCACCGGTGGAGGTTCCTGAACCTGCGGAAGCTCCAAAGGTCAAGGGTAAGTAAGCCATGTCCGCCACGACAATCGGCTTTAAGGCGATCCTGCTGGCCGAGATTCGGGCAGCAGGAGACGACCGAGCGCGTCAGACCACCGATGCCATCTTGGCGCAGGTCTTTGACACGATCTGGAGCATGTACTCAGACGCGGGCCTCAGAAACCCGCGCCTCCAGTACCTCTACGCCAAGCGCCAGGTGATCGAGTTCTGGAAGTCGGGGACGTGGCGGGATGTGGACTTCACCGACGATGTGGAAGAGGCGCTTGGGCAGATGTCCAAGAACCTCGATCTCATGGCCAAGGGGCTCGGGACAGACATTGACGTGCTTGAAAAGGCGCTCAATCAAGCCTTTGGCCCCGTCGTGGGGCAGATGACCACCACCACGCCCCTGGCTGGCCTTGTGGGCAACCCTGACCCCAACGCACCGCAGTACCGAGGTGACCCCCGTTTCCCCGGCTACACCCGCGTTCGATAAGGCGCAAGCCTCCTGAAGGCACAAGAGCCTCCCAGAATCTGGGAGGCTCTGCTTTTACCACTATGAAGATCAACATTAACCGCGGACCGGAAGAAAGAGGACAAAGACGGGCGCAACCGTCCCTCCAGCCTGCTCCTTAGCGGAGCCCCTCTTCCGGCCCTTGTCTCGAAAGTACATTTCGAGCATCGACAAAATGCAGCCAGCCCGCGACCTGGGCAAGGATACACGATTATGAGCAGCTTACTGACCTGCACCAAGAGCGCCGCCGAGCAGCAATGGGACGACACCATAGGCCAAACCCTACCGCCCTTGTGGCTCAACTACGGCAACTGGTGGTGGTGGCTGAGAAACCATGTGCGCCTCTACGATCCCGTTCCTGAGATCGACCCCACGCCCATCGTGACCGGCGTCCTCAACGGCATTCTGGTCAACGCGTTCGGACCCGGATACCCACCGATCACCGCGCCAATCACCTCCTCCTCGCCTACCGACCCTGTAGCGATCATTGAAATCACGGGCTTTGCCCAGATCGCCGCGATGATGGAAGAGGCGGCAGAGGAGGCCGGGTACGACCTCTGGGAGTCTGAGTAGGTGCAATGCCCTGGCATGACCCTCACCTGCTTGGGACGATGGCCGCAGACGTTGGCCCCGGTCTCTGGACTAGTCTGTGCGCCCTCGTCCTGGGGCAAGTGCAACCCTCTGGGTATCGCATCCGCCCCCAATCGTTCGTGCTCTGGTTTTCGGGGCCAAGGATACTCAAGCTGATGGAAGAGAAGAAAACCGGCTCTAGTTGGGCGCTCTCGTGGATACAGACCTTCTGGCCGGTGATCGCGGCACTGGCAGGGGGCGCGCTGGCGATGAACAACACCATGCAGGCGATCCGTAGCGATATCGCCGTCCTTCGCACTGAGATCAGCGGGCGGCAGTCCACGCAGGCGCTCCTCGACACACAACAGACCGCCGCGATTGAAGCCCTGCGCGTGGAG